GGTCTCAAGTACATCACGGTCATCGTCATCATCGGCGTACTGTCCAGCCTTGCGCTGGAGGCCGACAAGATTGCTGCGGTGATGGGCCTGCTGGGTGCCTCGCTGACTGCGCTCATCTCCATGCTCAACGGCATTGCCGGTGCTACGGTCAAGGAAGAGAAACCGGAGTTTGCGGTCATCAAGGAACTCATCGGCAAGTTGGACAAACTCGACCGTAAGGAACAGCCCATGCGGGTTGATGTCGAGGGCGACCATGTGACCGTGACCAAGGGTGAAGATGTTGTGAGGGCTTCCAAATGATACCTGCCGCGCTACAAGCCATCCTAACGCCGCTGCTTGGCAACGGGCTTAACCTCGTTGCTAACGCTGTGCTGGCGAAGGGCAAGAAGGTCGTCGAGGAGAAGTTGGGCGTTGAACTAAAGCCCGATATGTCCCCCGAGGACTTGGCGCGGGTGCAGATTGCTCAGATGGAGCATGAAGAGGAACTGCTCAAGTTGCGTCTGGAGGAAGACAAACTTGACCTCGCTGAACTTGAGATGCGCCTAAAGGACACCAACGATGCGCGGGTACGTGAGATGCAGATTGCCACCTCCGACAAGGCACCGCTGCTGAACAAACTCATCACGCCGATTCTGGCGCTCGGGCTGCTTGGCATCACCTTCACGCTCTTCGGCATCGTGCTGTTCCAAGCAAGCCCGATTGACCCGAGCCGCAAGGACATCCTCATCTACATCTTGGGCGTGCTGTCTGCGGTCGCCACGCAGGTCGTCTCGTACTACTTTGGCAGCAGCCAGTCGAGCAAGGACAAAACCGACGCCATGAAGGAGGCCATGAAATGAGCCTTGTAAAAGAACAAGCGGCGTTCCTGTTGGACGTTGCCAAACTCGTTAACAAAGCGACTGAGTTGGGTTTTGTCGTCACGGGCGGTGAACTTGCCCGTACCCCGGAACAGCAAGCCATCTATGTCAAGACGGGCCGCTCTAAGACGATGAATAGCATCCACCTCAAGCGGTGCGCCATCGACCTTAACTTCTTTAAGGACGGCAAACTCTGCTACGACATCCCTGCTCTTACGCCGGTTGGTGAGTATTGGCAGAGCCTCAACGAGAAGAATCAATGGGGCGGGTTCTGGAAGTCGTTCAAGGATGTGCCGCACTTCGAGCGTAGGGTGTGATGGCGAGGAAGGAATCGAACCTTCATTCACGGAGTCAAAGTCCGTTGTCCGACCGTTAGACGACTCGCCAGCCGTTTACCAAGTATCGCGCCAGCCTCGGCTGCACGCCCAGTTAGGTGGCGGCACGCGGCTCCATTCGTGGTGTCTGCGTGCCTTTAGGTTGCGGAACCAGTTGACGAACCATCTGACCATAGTGCCTCCACGCTGTAGGATTGTGACGGTGATTTCCAATCTCGCGGCGGGTCGCCCGACAAATGGCTCGGGTCAACCCAATGCAATTTGTTGTTCGGGTAGGCGATGAGCGGCCCAGCCTCCAGCCGGATAATGTGGTGGTCTTTGCTCTGGTCGCTGACCTCCGACCATCCCCCGTTGTGCCAGAAGATGCTGAACAGGTAGACCCCCGGCCTCCACACTCCGTCCCTGCCTCTTGCGCGGACGCGGTGACCCCGCAGGAATTCCATCTCCCGCACCTCGGCGTGGCGGCTAAAGGAGTCCCACCAGCAGGCGAGTTCTAAAGCCATTGGAGGGCATGGCTTCGACACAAGGGCATGGATAGGCACCCTCGCCCATTGCGCCCCACAGGCCGCCATAACGCTAAACATGGGTACCCGTGCAGGTTCGGCGCGAAACCCGAAGATAGTGCAGGGGGTAAACTCCCCGCTGCCCGTCTGGTGGTCATATAGGAATTCGTTGCGGATGTACGCCGGGGTGTACGGCGTGTCTACCATAAAGGTCACAGTAGTCCCTCTCGGTTGAGTTGTGCGAGGGTTCGCGTTATGCCTTCGAGGTGCAACAGGCGCACATAGTCCCGGTCAAGGTCGGTATGCGCCCTACGGTCGATAGCATCGTGGCACGCGCTACAGGCCCATGCGCCAAGGATGTCGGGTGACTTCATGCCTATGCCGGATACCCCGGCAAGCCGGTAGTGCGCCAGCACGGTTGTCTCGGAGTTGTGGTTGCAGACCTCGGGGATACGCACCATGCAGCCTCGCCCTCGGGCTTCTTTACGCAGGTTCATGCGTAGTGGCTCGGGGTCAATTCAGGTTTGTAGGTCGGCATCTCTTGTTCAGATGTTTGTTGCCGTGTACGGAAAAACCCGTCATGTTCGGGATAAGCCCGCATAAATCGACGCGAATAAAAAGCCCGATAGTTGTTGTTCAATTTAAACGAAGTAATGCCGTCGCCGCCAACGCTATCTTTTTCCCATCGGATGCGTTCAAAAATTGCGTTGACGGAATAATTTTTATATCCGCGCTTAATCATTTCAAATGTAAACTGGACAAACATATCCCACACCTCGGGGTGTTTCTTGTGGAACTCCGTCACCTGAAAGCGCATTTCGTCTGTCCTATTCATACGACGGCTCCGGTATAACGATGCCCATATCAAGGCACTTGGTTTCAAGGAACAGCAAGTAATCGCTGAACTCTTGTTTGTCGAGCGCAGAGGAACGCTTGAGCGGTCGCAGGCGCTTCCTGCCAAACCCTTCCAGCGTCTCCCATCCAAAACACTCGCCCAGAAAGTAATCGTGCAGGTCATCGCGTGTCCATCCTCGCAACGCTTCGCCACCGCCCTCAAGGATGGACGGGTACACCACGCCCCACAGGAACTTGTTTTGTTGGTTGGTGCGCGGCTTCTTCCATTCCGTAACCTCGACCGCCCATGTTTTAAGCGGGTCAAGGTTGGACACCATCCGCGCCACGACAGATGCCATAGCGTCCGGTCTAGTGCCTCGCGGGAAGATGCGTTTCATCGCTCGGATGCCCTCACGCGCGCGGCCCATTGTTTCCATTCGTGGGCGTATTCGACATTCTGATACTCGTCAAACCACGGGCCACCCTCGGTGAAGTGTACGCAGGTCGGGTCAGGAACTTGCGCTCGGGTGTGCCAGCCCTCCAGATAGTTGTAGGTCGTCGGAAGTTCGCCAATGTGCTTGTCGCCTGCCCACATAAAGCGGTGCAGGTACATCCCGGTTTCGCCGTTGATGATTTCAGGCGTCAGCCCGTGCGTCATCGGGTGGTCGCAGTTGAAATACATGAACGACGACCAGTTCTTGCGCGGGTACTGACGCTGCGCCTGCCCGTCCATCTTGGTGAGGGAGGTCGGCTTGTAGTCGTGCTTGACGACCCACACGGCGACATCAGGGTTGTTGTATTCGAGGAGCGGCTTCAGGTCTTTGCGAACAAGGAAGTCGCAGTCCATGAACAACGCCCGACCCTTGAAGTTCATCAGGGCGGGGACGAGGAACCGCGAGAACGAAAACTCCGTAGATGAGAACGGGTCGGGGTCGCGCCAATACAGCCCCATCTCCCGCAGGTCATCCAGTCGGAGCGCCACCACCTCGGCGTCCGTGTGCGCCAGAATCGACGCACGACAGACCTCGTAGGCGATGTCCTCGCGGCTGTCATAGCCGATGAAGATTTTGAGTTTCAAAACGGCAAATCCTCGTCGTCGTTGAACTTCTCGGGGTTCTTCTCGGCCATCGTCTTGGGGCGCGCGGCCTGCTTCGGCTCGAACTTCAGCGACATGAAGGCATCGCCCGTCTTTTGGCTGCGCTTAATCCACGCGCTGATGTTGAGGTCGATGTTGTCGATGACGGCAGAACCACGGTAGTTAGGCGCTTTTTCGTTGCCCTTCTGGTCGTTCTTGAACAGAACGCCACGGTTATTGTTGTCGTACTGCTTGTTCACAGGGTCACCTTTTCCAGTTTGTTGAGTTTGTCGTCCAACTCGCGCAGGAAGGCGGTCACCTCCTGCTCAAGCATCTTGATGTAATCGTCATCACGCGGGACGCGCACGACCAGCAGTTGCAGGCGCTCGGGCAGGCGCACGTCGTAGGATACGAAATCGCACCACGGCTTACCGGCACACGCCATCTGCCATTGCATCTGCGTCACATACTTCTGCGGCGGTTTGCCGTCGAAGATGTATTCCAGATGGGTCGCGGTGTTCGGGCATTTGATTTCCACCAGCCCATCCTCGGCCAACCCGTCAGGGCTGGCACCAGACATCGCAACGGTCGGGTGGTCAATGAAGCCGACATCCTCGACCAGTATCCCGGTCTTGGCGGCGTAGGCGGCTTTGGCGTTCGGCTCCTGCTCCGTCCCCCATTCCATCGCGGCGTTGGTGAACGAGGATGCCTTCTGACCCGTCAGGCGCTCGACCACAAGGTCAGCCATGTAGTTAGCGCGACCTGCGCCATAGCCGGTCTTGGTCTTGGCGATGACATCAGCCACACGCGAGGCTGTGACCTTGCCAAGCCTTGCCGCAAACCAATCGTCTGTACGCTGTTCCATTAGGCTAGTTCCTTCTTGCGTGCGCTAAACGCATCCATGTGCGCTGCGCGGATGGCGGGGTCAAGTGATTTGAAGAGGGCGACGAGCGCAGCAGCGTCAGCCGCCGACGCAATCTGCGCCAGCACCTCGGGGTTGGGTTCGGCCTTTTCCGACTCGGGCAAGTCCTCACCCGCGTAGATGTAAAGGCCGAGGCCGTGCATCGCAATCGCCTTTGCCAAGCACCGCATGATGGCGGTGTTCACGGCGAACGCGTCGGGGTCGACGATGGCTCTGTTTCTGTTATCCATGACGGGCAGGATGCAGGTCTTGATGTCGCCCTTGATTTCGACGCTGACCTTGACCATCGCCGTGCCGTTACGCAGGCACATGACCGGGCTGTTGTCCCACTCGTGCGCCGTCCAACGCGCGCCGGGGTCAATCTTCAGCACCTCGGCCCACGCCCATGCCCATGACAGGTAGGTGAGGTTGCCCTTACGCTCGGTGTGGCCGTTGACGTTAATTTTCAGAAGTTCCGACATTTCTTGCTCTCCTCAATCATCTGTTTGAGTTCGCGCCGAAGTTCGTTGTGGCGGTCGATGTCTGCCTGCGTCCAAGTAAGGATGACCGGCTCGGTGTAGTACCGGCGTTCCTCACACTCGCGTTGCTGTTGCCAGTCGTCCATCAGAAAGTCCTCACAGCAAGCCACGCGAGAGCAAAAAACATGACGAACGAGAACAGGTACAGGCCAATGGTTTTCATTCGGTCACCTTTATTAGTAAATGCGCCAGCGATTGCTCGACCGTGGCGTATTCCTCGGCGCAAAGCGCCAGCCGCCAAAACATATATGCGTCAACCGTGTCGTCTGCAATTTCCTGCACCAGCGCACAGTCGGCAGGGCTGCGGGTCTGAACCATCCGCGCCCATGCGGCACGGAGGGTCTTGTCGGTGATGCGGCACTCAAGGCCAGCAAGTTCTTCCCAGATGTTCACAGGCTTTCCTCCCACGACCGTTGGCGGTCGAGTCGGTCTTCTGCGGCCCACTCGCGGCTCACCTCGTCGGCGTGTTTTTCAAACTCGTCAGCAAGTTTGTCATCCCACACTTCAACGGGGGACGGCAGGTTGTGCCATGTGCCATCATTGAGGGCGATAGAGACGATGCGCTGGTCGTGGCATTCGCCTTCCGATACACCGGCCTCGACCATGCAGGTCAAGCCGTCAGCGAAGTTGTATTCAAGAATGTAGGTGGACATATCTGTTGCTCCTGTCTGTGGAATGGTCAAACGGCTTCGCTGTCTACGCTCGTCAAGGTTTCCGCATACCATGCGGTCGCAGTCTTTACGAAGTCTGCTTTGCCGTACTGACGAATTTCGGCCTTGACACAATGCCGCACGGCGTTTTCGACGGTGTTGTTGAGCGGTGAAACGCGGCTGTGACGCAAGTCCGACATACGCTCGTTAACCTTGTCAGCGAAATGCCGACCGTGGCGGCTGTCGAGCCACACCACGATGGCCTCGGGATTGCAGCGCGTGGCGTTGTAGAACTCGCTGATGGCAGCGGCCCACGCCCGACGCTTGTTGGTGCGGATGGTTCCGTAGAACCCGAACTTGGCGTTCTGCGTGGCGGGGAGAGAAATCGTGATGGTCGCGGTCATGTCGTTACTCCTGTCTGTGGATTGATTCGACACGTATAGGTTAACACAAGTTTACCCCCTGTCAACACCCCCCTTGAATTATTTTTCACCCTCGTTAACCTCCCCGGTATGGACATCCAAGCCGCCCTTGCCGTTGCAGGCTCCAAAGCCGCCCTCGCCCGTAAACTCGGGGTTAGCCGTCCGGCTGTTAGCAGGTGGGTCAAGGCAGGCAAACTGCCTGCTATGCGGGTCTGGCAATGGAAGGCTCTGGAAGCCTTGCCCCCGCAGATTGCAGCCGATTCTACGGCCACCCCGCTACCTACCCCTGCCCTGCATCACGAGCCGCTGTAATCGCGCCCACGGCGTTCTGTGGGAAAAAATCCCACGGTGTTTTTTCCCATTTGCGGCTTCTGCGGCTTTTTCCTGAAAGCACCGTTAGCGCGTGCGCGCGCGTATACGGGGGGACTAGGTAAAAGACGCAAAAGACGCAGAAGCCCCCAGAAACGACAAACCCCCGCACTTGGCGGGGGCTTGACGGGCCGGGGGGAATGGCCTTACGCTTGAGATGCTGTTCTCGCGTGATGGTTAATTTACATGGCTGTTCTAGCCCTGTCAAACACCCCACCACGCGACCCCTTGATACGGGCATCTGTCACCGGCGGGGTGGGTGCAATCCCCACATGATGTTCAATCATCGACCAGACACCGGAAACCACGGTCTGGCGGGTCTAACAACCGCGTCCATACGGGCATAGGTTGGACTCTCTTGGCTCCCAATGTTCTTGGGGGTTAGGGGGGTCCTTTCCCGGTCCTCCGAGCATGGGTGTTAAGAAACAATCCTACAGAGATAAATCCTAAATCTTAAAAGCCTGAACTAAAGTTGTTGCATTAACCTCCGTGAATAGATACGCTTGTCCTGTCTAACCACAGAGAGGTTTTTATGCACGAACTAGACGAAGCCGCATGGGAACGCTGGGTCGCCTACCGCAAGGCGATTCGCAAGCCCATTAAGGAAGCATCCGAACACGCGATGAAACTCAAACTCGCGCGCTTCGGTGCTGACCAAGATGCGGTGGTGAGCCAGAGCATCGCCAACCAGTATCAAGGTTTGTTTGAACTGAAGGACAAGAAGAAGCCCGACCGCCCGACCAAAAGCCCGGAGCAGAAGGCGCAGGACGATGCGCTTTTCGTGCAGGCGCAGGAACGCTCTGCGAGGGCGTGGGACAAACTGGAACCCTCCCCGCTGAACCGCCTGAAACTCTGTGACGCGCTTTGGGCGCGCTACACCTTCATGGAGGACAGCGAGGACGCGCGCGACAAGATGGAGTGGCTGCGCGGCGTCATTGCGATGCACTTGCGAGAGGCCGAGCCGACCGAGGTGCTTGCCGACCCGCATCTTCGGACGATGGTGTTCTGTCTGTTTGGCCCGCGAGGTATCTCGCGCTTGAAGGAAAGGGAGGTGAAGCCATGAGCATCAACGACGGCGGCCCGGCGTTTCCGACCGCGCCCGTACCGACTTGGCTAGACCAGAAGCGCGAGATGTGGGCGCTGCGCGACTGGTTCGCTACCCACGCGACCGACGCTGACATCGCGGCGATTCAGAACCCGCCGCACGGGGCGCAGAACATTTCGCGGTATGAGGCGCGGTACATCCACGCCGACGCCATGCTGCGGGCGCGGGAGGTGAAGCCGTGAGCGACATCACCCTGCCCCGCGCTGTGGTCTGGAGATTACACGCGGCGTTCAGAGACGCGGACAAAACGATTAGGCCAAGCGGCGAGAAATCGGATTACAGCGCCGAAATCGCCGCCCTCGACGCCGCGCTCGCGGAGCCGGACGCCATCGCCCGAGCGGTCGAGGCCGAGCGGGAGGCGATTTGCCCGATTGTTTACGGGCTGTGCGTGTCGGACAACAACGCGCAGGAAATCGTCAACGCCATCCGTGCGAGGGGGAGCAAATGACCCGCACCTGTAAACAATGCGGTCAGAAGTTCGCGGGCGCGTCGAGCATTCTTCAGCATCGCAGCGGTGCGTGCGGTAGCGAGGAACTGCTGAAGTCTCGCGGCTGGGTTAAGACCCGCGCAGGATGGGTATCGCCCCAACGCGCAGCGCACGACAAACGCCGTGGAGTTTGAGCGGCTGATGAAAAACCGACTCGCGCCGCATATCGACTACGGCGCGTTCCTCGGGCTGCTGCCGAATAATCCGAAAGCCTGTCCTTGCAACATCGACGGCATCATTGAGCGCAAGAACAAGTTTCTCGTACTAGAATGGAAGCGCGAGGGTGAGGGGATGTCCGAAGGGCTGCGCCGCACCTTGCAGGCACTTGCCGCTACGCCCAACTTCCAAGTGTGGGTCGTGCGTGGAGATACGGACGAAGGACTGCGGATAGCGCGGTTCTTCTTCGTGCCGCCGCAAGGCAAGGCGATGCTGCTCGGGGAGGGCGTGGACGAGTTCGTGCGCGCATACCAACTCTGGTACGAATGGGCTGACGGGTCGTTCTGATGCGATACCGCGCGCGCCGTGACGCGAACGATGCCGCCATCAGCGCAGCCGTCAGGGCGGCAGGATTTACGGTCTACGACTTGGGACAGGCAGGTCAAGGCGTGCCGGACAAACTGGTGACCGCACCCGGTTTCGCCGCCTTCCTTGAAATCAAGACCCCAAAGGGTCAACTGCGGAGGGGTCAGGAACGCTTCCAGAACACGTTTGAGCCGCTAGGCCAATGGTATCTGGCCCGTGACCCTGCCGAAACGGTTGCGTGGCTTCAGGCGCGGCTGACGACGACCCAGAAGCCTTGACCCATCAACTGATGGTGCTGGAGATGGTGGATGTGGAACCGCTCACAGAGGCGGGGGAGCCACCAACGGGCAGGCTCTTGGATAAGGTGGGCGTTGCGACCGTCGCTTAACACCTTGACCGCCGCCCCGGTGTGGACGCTGAAGAAACCCAACCGGGGCATGATACGGGCGAGGTCATCCAGCACAGCGTCGAGCCGGTCAGGTTCGATGTGTTCTAGGACATCAATGCAGCAGACCATATCAGCCTCTACGGGAGGCCCGTAGGACGCGAAGGCTGGGTCATAGGGGTGGTAGTCAAACTCCAGCCCTGCGGCTTGTAGCGTGGTCTGGAGGTGCTTCTTGCCAGCACCGTAGTCGGACAACGACTTGATGCCGTTATCCACGATTAACTTTGCAACGATGGGCGCAAAAGCGATGGAAGCCACGCCGTAATTAGGGTTGGTGTGGAGTTCGACCTGCTGTGCGCGGTAGGCTTCGGAGATAGTAGTCATGCTTGCATCCTTCCCTGTGGGGGTCTAGCATCATCCTAACCCAAAGTGGGGGAAATTCCATGCCGAACACTCGTAAAGACAAGTTGGCGCTTGCGTTCAATGCGCTGAATGACGCCAAAGAGGACATGACTGAAGATGAGGTGCGCGAAATGCTAAACCGCCGCCTTCAGTCTGCCGTTCCCGCTAAAAAGCGCATCATGCCGACGATGGTCGAAGTTGAAGAGGTTGCCCCAGAAATTTACGAAGAAGGCGAAAACAAGGCGGTTCCGTTGCCGCAGTACGGGGAAGCCACGGGAAGCATGAGGAACCTGCCAGCAGTCGAAGGTGGAAAGGCAAAGCAACAAACGCTGCCTTATCGGTTTCGCAAAAAGTCTAAACTTTACGAGATGATGCAGTAATGGCCGCTCACGAAAAAAACGCGGCTTTGTTTGTCGGAACCATGTTCCATAGCGCGACTATTACGCACCTTCAGCACCTTGCCACCAAGTCCTTCGCGCAGCACATGGCGCTGGGCGAGTACTACGAGGCCATCCCCGACCTCGTGGACAAGTACGCCGAGGCGTATCAGGGGCGGTACGGCATCATCACGGGCTACGATGTCGAGTTCCACAAGAACAGCAATCCGAAGGCGTATGTGAAGTCGCTGCTGACCTTCCTCGACGAAATCAAAGGCTCACTCCCGAAGGACAGCGACCTTGTTAACCTGTTTGACGCGGTTGTGGATGGCGTGACGAGCCTCAAGTACAAACTCGAAAACCTCGAATAATGGCGAAGAAAGCGGAACCGTCACGGATTGCTGCCGCGCTGCAATACCTCCAGCAGGTGCGCGACCGTGCCGCTGACTTCGGTGGCGGGGTAGTCGATACCCTCGCAGACCGCGCACGGGATGTCGGTGGACTCGCCTACGAAGCCTTAACGAGCGACCCCAACATCGGGCGCATGACGACGGCAGAGTACGCCCAAGCCGCCGCCTCTCGCGCCCCTACGCCGCGCTTGGACGCGATGGGGCGTGGAGCCGTGGAGTTGGGGCGGGCTGTCCTCACGGAGCCTGTAGAGACGGGTAAAGCCCTTGTGCGCGGTGAGGTCGAGCGGTTCCGCAGCGCAACGGAAAGCCCCCGAGCGATGGGCCAGTATGCGGGTGAGTTCGTCAACCCGCTGCGCCTTGCCGCCGCGCTGCGCCGTGGGCCAATGCAGGAACTTGATGTGTACCACGGCACCCCGCATCGGTTCCCTAGCACGGAAGCCAACCCGCTAGGCGAACTCGACGCAAGCAAGATTGGCACGGGCGAGGGAGCGCAGGCTTACGGGCATGGGATTTACCTTGCCGAGTCGCCTGATGTGGCGAAGGGGTACAAAGAGCGGCTTTCGGGTAGCAATTCGAATGTTTTTCTTTTTGGGGGCAAAGAGATTTCAATCGTTGGCGGTAGCCCCGAGTTCAAAAAGTTTGCTCAAATTGCGAAGAATGAAGGCTTTTCGCACGAATCTGCTGTCCTTGCTTACAACACTTTGCAAGAAAAGGGCGGAGACTTGGCTAAAGCATCTTCGGAATTGGGCTGGAAAGATGCGCCTAACCCGTTTGACGATGAAGCCGCCACCTTGTTGCGTAGTCTTGACTTGAAGCCTGAAGGCGGCGCCCTCTACACCCTCGACCTCCCTGACGAGATGATTGACCGTATGCTCGATTGGGATAAGCCGTTGAGTGAGCAGTCGGAGGCGGTGCGGAAGGTTTTGATGCCGATGGTGATGGCTAAAATGAAGGAGCGCGGCACCCCGCCACACGCTCTTGAATATTCTGCCAATCGTGCATTAGGCGGCGATATTGTCAAAAATCTGTTTGTCGGCAACGGGGTAACGAGTAAAGATGTTAGCCGGATGCTTCAAGAAGCAGGCATCCCCGGCGTTCGCTATTTCGACGCAGGCAGTCGCGGCGGCGACTCTGCAACCGGAACGCGCAACTTCGTCGTGTTCCCCGGCGAGGAAAAGAAGGTCAAGATACTGAAGCGGGATTAACAGGTTGATGCGGCACGGTAAACAGCAGTAAACTGTCCGCATGGCAGATTGTGAAAAAGTGCAATGGCTAAAGGCGTAAAGACAGGCGGGGGTAGTCGAGCAGGCATCCCCAACAAGGCCACAGCCGCCGCAAGGGAGGCCATCTCTCGTTTCGTGGACGGCAACGCAGACCGCTTGCAGGGCTGGCTCGACGAGATACACCAAGAGAAGGGCGCAGAGGCGGCGTTTAAGTGCTTCAGCGACTTACTCGAATACCATGTGCCGAAACTCGCGCGCCACGAGCACAGCGGCCCAGACGGCAGCAAGATTGAGATTGAGGCGACTTGGGGCAAGCCCGAGTGAAGCAGCGGGTAGAACTCCCGTACCGCCCTAGACGGGCTTTCCTGCCGTTCCATGAGCGCACCAAGCGGTGGGCCTGCCTCGTCGCGCATCGAAGAGCAGGAAAAACAGTCGCAGCGGTTAACGACATCATCCGCGCAGCCTTTATGTACCGGGGGCCGAATGGCCTCTTCGGGTATGTCGCTCCCTACCAGAACCAAGCACGCCGCATTGCGTGGGACTACTTCAAGCACTACGCCCAGCCGCTCATCAAAGATGCAAACGAAGCGCAAATGACCCTGACGCTGGTTAACGGCGCGAAGATAGGACTGTTTGGAGCCGACAACGCAGATGCGATGCGCGGCCTCGGGTTCAGCGGCCTGTACCTCGATGAATACGGTGACTTCAAGCCGAGCGTGTTTGGAAGCGTGTTAAGAGCCGCCCTCGCTGACAAGGGCGGTTGGTGCGTCTTTGCAGGCACTCCGAAGGGACGCAATCAGTTCTACGACATCTACCAGACAGCCCAACGCCTGCCCGACGAATGGTTCCTGTTGCGCCTACCTGCCAGCGAGTCAGGGCTGCTGCCCCAAAGCGAACTTAACGCAGCGAAAGCCCAACTGTCGGAAGACCAATACCTCCAAGAGTTCGAGTGCAGTTTCGAGGCGGCTATCCTCGGCGCGTTTTACGGCACAGAGATGCGACAGGCAGAGCCGCGTATTAACGAGCGTGTAGTCTTTGAGCCGGGGTATCCGGTACACACCGCGTGGGACTTGGGGTATCGAGACGACACCGCGATATTTTGGTATCAGGTCGTGGGCGGCGAGGTGCGCGTCATCGACTTCTACGCAGTCTCGGGTGCAGATATTCGCACCATCGCAGAGGTAGTCGTTAACAAGGGTTACACCTACGGCAAGCATTACCTGCCGCATGACGCGCGCGCGAAGAGCCTACAGACGGGGCGCAGCATCGTGGAGCAGTTGGCCGACCACCTCGGCATCGGCAGCCTCTCGGTCGTGCCAAACATCGGATTGCAGGACGGAATCCAAGCGGTGCGCCAGATGCTCCCGCGCACTTGGTTCAACTCCGTGCGTTGCGGCGATGGCATTGAGGCTTTACGCCAGTATCAACGGGAGTATGATGAGGACAAGAAAGCGTTTAGGGCATCACCCCGACACGATTGGACATCACACCCTGCTGACGCTTTCCGTATGCTGGCAGTTGCGTGGAGGCAGGAGCCTGCCGCGCAAAAGCCGTTGGAGAGCAAGGTGCTTATCGTTGGGCCGCAAAATCAGGTCACGCTCAACGATATGTGGCAGGTACACGACCGAAGCGTCTCTAGGAGGGCGCGCATATGAGTGGCGTTAATCTTCCGTATCAATACCCTTACGAGACGGTCGCCGTTTCGCAGACCGCGCAGGTGCTTGGCACCAACGGCGCGGCAAACGATTACCTGCATCGCATCGTGGTGACGGTATCAACGGCGCTGACTTCAACCGTCAGCATCATCGACGGCAGCACGACCATCCTTTCCATCCCAGCGAGTACGGCTGTTGGCGTGTATGTCGTGGAACTTGGCCTCAACGCGGCCACCGGCCCGTGGAAGGTCACGACGGGTGCAGGCGCTGCCGTGTTGGCGGTGGGCCTGTTCAGCAAATGAACCGTAAGCCCGGACTTTACGCCAACATCTTAGCCAAGCAGGAGCGCATCAAGGCTGGCTCCGGCGAGAGGATGCGTAAGCCCGGTGACCCCGGTGCGCCGACCGCAAAGGCGTTCCGCGAGTCTGCGAAAACGGCTAAACCTGAGAAAAAGGGTTACTGATGAGCGCAGCATGGCAGCGTAAGGAAGGCAAGAACCCGAAGGGTGGCCTCAACGCCGCTGGCCGCGCATCGTACAAGCGTGAGACGGGCGGCACCCTCAAGCCCCCGGTCAAGGCCGGTGACAACCCGCGCCGCGCATCGTTCCTCGCACGCATGGGCAACATGGCTGGGCCGATGGAAAAGAACGGCAAGCCGACCCGCCTCGCCCTCGCGCTGCGTGCGTGGGGTGCGTCGAGCAAGGAAGATGCAAAGGCGAAGGCCCGAGCCATCTCCGCGCGCAACAAGAAGGACTAACAGATGGACGAGCGCGTCAGCCAAGAACTTGAGAAGTACCTGCGCGCTGTAGGTACCTACGACAACGAGTTTGCCAAGTGGCAGGCGCGCGTCAAGAAACTCGTCAAGCGTTACCGTGACGACACGCGCGGCCAGTCGGGCAACGAGACGGCCAAGTTCAACATCCTGTGGAGCAACGTCCAGACGCTGATTCCCGCCGTCTACGCCAAACTGCCGAAGGCTGACGTGCAGCGCCGGTTTGGTGACAACGACCCCGTGGGCCGCGTGGCATCGCGCCTCATCGAACGCGCCATCGACTTTGAGATTGAGCATTTCCCCGACTTCCGCTCGACCATGAAATACGATGTCGAGGACAGGTTCCTCGGCGGTCGCGGCACGGCGTGGGTGCGGTACGAACCGCACGTTGCCCCCATCGGCATTGAGGACGACGGCGTATCCATCACCTCGGACATCGAAGAGGGCGAAGGCGCACCGCAGCCGCTTGAGCAAATCGAGTACGAGCGCGCCCCGGTCGATTACGTCCATTGGAAGGACTTTGGACACTCGCAAGGCCGCACTTGGGAAGAGGTGGGTCAGGTATGGCGCTGGGTCTACATGACCCGTGAGGCGCTCGTGGAGCGTTTCGGCGCAGAGATGGCGCGCCAGATACCGACCGACTCCGGCCCGGAGACGCTGAACGCCTACCGCGACAGTAAGCGGCAATACAACCTTGCCAAAGTGTGCGAACTCTGGGACAAGGAGACGCTCAAGGTCTACTGGTTCTGCAAGGGGATGCCGCACTTCATCGACGTGCGCGACGACCCGCTCGGGCTGGAGGGGTTCTTCCCCTGCCCGAAGCCGCTTTACGCCACGACGACCTCGGACAACCTCGTCCCCGTCCCCGACTTCGTGCTGTACCAAGACCAAGCGATGGAGTTGGACATCCTCTCCGACCGCATCGACGGGTTGGTAAAGGCGCTGCGTGTGCGCGGCGTATATGACGCCTCGCAGCCTGCGCTTCAGCGCCTGATGACCGAGGGCGACAACAACGCCCTCATCCCGGTGGACAAGTGGGCGGCGTTTGGCGAGAAGGGCGGCCTCAAGGGCAGCATCGACCTGCTGCCGCTCGACACCATCGCGCAGGCGCTTATCCAATGCTATCAAGCGCGCGCCGACATCAAGGGCCAGATATACGAAATCACGGGCATCTCCGACATCATCCGTGGGCAGTCTGCGGCCTCGGAAACGGCCACGGCGCAGCAAATCAAGGGGCAGTACGCGGGCCTGCGCCTGCGGTCGATGCAGGAGGACGTGGCGCTTTTTGCGACGGAACTCATCCGGTTGAAGGCGCAGGTCATGTGTATGCGGTACCAGCCGCAGACCATCCTCGCCTACTCTGCCGCAGAGCAGATGTCGGACGCCGACAAGGCGCTCATCCCGCAGGCGTTGCAACTCATCCGCGACAAGCCGCTGCGTAACTTCCGCATCGACATTGCCGCTGACAGCCTTGTGCAGATTGACGAGGCGCAAGAAAAGCAGGACAGGCTCCAGTTCCTGCAAGCCTTCGGCGGTTTCTTGCAACAGGCGCTGCCGGTCGGTCAAGCCTCGCCGGAACTTGTCCCGGTGATGATGGACTTGCTCAAGTACGGCGTGCAGGCGTTTAAGGCGGCGCGTCCGCTTGAGGGTACGATTGACGCTGCGACGGAGCAGTTGAAGCAGATGGCCGCGCAGCCGCGTGAGAACCCCGCCATGCAGCAGGCGCAGATGGAGGCGCAGGCTGAACAGGCCAAGTCGCAGATGCTCATGCAGATTGAGCAGGCTAAGTTGCAGCAGGCGGCGCAGGTTGAGGCGCTCAAGGCGCAGAACGACCAGCAACTGGAGCAGATGAAGCAGCAGTTTGAGGCGCAACTTGCACAGCAGAAAATCGCCGCCGAACAGCAGATGGCGAAATACAAGGCCGACTTGGACGCTGCCACGAAGGTCATGGTCGCCCGTATCTCTGCCAACCCCGGCCTCGACATCCCCGCTCTGGAGCAGCAGCAAGCCGTCACCGAGCGCGTCATGCAGGACATGGGCGGCGAGGTAAGGCAGGCGATGCAGAACCTCGTGGCGCTCTACGGCCAGATGGCATCGTCTAACGACGAGAACATGAAGGGCGTGCGTACTGCCCTTGCCACGCTGACGGCTCCCAAGCGCATCGTGCGCGGCCCTGATGGCCGTGCGGTGGGCGTGGAGGCGGTGCAGCAGACCCTTGAACTGGAGCCGCGCCTGCAATGATTACGACGACGAAAGGGATGATGGACGAGTCGCTTTTAGATAAGCGCGAAGGCGAGGTCGATAACGACCACGAACACACCCGGTGGGTGGAATACTGGCACGAGGGCGAGATGGTGCATCGGTCTGTCCATGTTCACCTAAAGCAAGTCCCGGCCCTCTTTGGCGAAACGGAGAAACTCTGATGCCTAACTCGCAGGCAATGTGTACCTCGTTCAAGGTCGAAATCCTCGGCGGCGTTCACGCCATCGGCACCCCGCCAACTCGGGCAAACACCAACAAGGACACCTTCAAGGCTGCGCTCTACGAGGCCACGGCTACCGTTAACGCTGCCACGACCGCCTATAACGCCTCTGGAGAGGTGTCGGGCGCGGGGTATAGCGCAGGCGGCATCACCGTTTCCAACGCCACAGCGCCCACCTCAAGCGGAACCACGGCGTATTGGACGCCCTCTGCCTCGCTGACTTATTCGGCGGTGACCCTGACGACGGCGTTTGACGCGGTGTTGATTTACAACAGCACGCAGGCCGACAAGTCGGTCGCGGTTTACACCTTCGGGGCGCAGACGGTCACGGCGGGTAATTTCATCCTGACCATGCCGACTAACGATGCCTCTACCGCGCTGATGCGGATTGTGTGATGAGCCGTGGCGAAGGGGCCGTGGGACACAGGTACATGGGATGACGCGCAATGGGACAGCCTCCCGGTCACAGGCGTCACCGGAACAGGCGGCGTCGGTAGCCTCGGCACCCAGCAAAGCGTCACGCTCTCGGGCAATTCTGCAACGGGCGCGGCGGGAAGCGTCGGAGCAAGCCTTGAGGCGAGCCTTACGGGTGTCTCTGCCGTCGGAGTCGTCGGAGATGAAACCGATTCGGTCGAGGTTGCCCTTTCTGGTGTGGGAGCATCTGGCGCGACAGGTGCTGTCGGCCTTCAAGGAGAGGTTGCGCTTGCCGGTGTGGAAGCGACCGGAGCCACCGGCACCCTCACCGCCTCCGTCCAGCCCATCATCGTCATCAGCGACTCCCACGAAGGCGACAAGAACCGCAAGAAGCGGTGGGAAGAAGAGCAAGAAAGGCGTGAAAGGCGCAAGCAAGAGTTAATCTCGGTTTACGAGCAACTGCACGAAGCACGCCCAGAGATTGCAGAGAGGATTGTTGAACCGCATTTAACTGTTAACATCGCACAACCCACGATTAACTGGGATGCGCTGTTAGGCGACATCGACAGGGTGGAGAGACTGATGCGAGAGCATCAGGAAATGGACGACGAAGAAGTATTGTTGCTGCTATGAAACGAACTTATGTGATGGTTGACGGCGAGTTTGTGGAGCGTAAGCGCGACGAGCGTGGGCGCTATCACTACGTTGTCCCCGACATCGCGCCGTACAAGTCGATGATTGACGGGCGCATGATTACCTCGCGCTCCCAGCATCGTCGGCACCTCAAGGCTAACGGTTGCGTCGAGGTCGGCAACGATGACCCGACCAAGTTCGTGAGCAAACCCAAACCCCAGAACAGCCGAGTGGATGTGTTGCGCCACCAGTTGGCGAACATGACCCACTCGGATGCGAACAAGTTGTTGTCGCGGTTGCGCGATGAAATCCGATTTACCCACGACCCCCACAGGAGACGGTAATGGAACAAGCCCCACAGGCAGAGACGCTCGACCGCAAGGAGTTGCTCGAACAGCAGTTTGAGCAGGCCGAGGACACCCCGCCGCAGGGACGGGATGAGCAGGGGCGCTTTGCCCAGAAGCAGGTCGAGGAACCGCAGGTTGCTGAACCTGCCGAGGAACCCGTGTGGCGCAAGCCGCCTGCCTCGTGGAAAAAGGAATATCACGAATACTGGTCGAAGGCCGACCCCAAGATTCAGGAATACGCTTGGCAGCGCGAAGAACAGATGAAGCGCGGCGTGGAGCCGCTGCTCTCAAAGGCGCAGTTTGCCGATGCGATGAATCAGGCGCTGGAGCCGTACCTGCCGACCATTCAGGGGCTTGGCCTGAAGCCGGAGCAGGCGGTTGCCGCTCTCGCGCAGGCCGACTACACGCTGCGTAACAGCCCCCCGGCGCAGAAGATGCAGTACCTGACGCAGTTGGCTGCGTCCTACGGCATCAACCTTAACCAAGTCATGCAGGGTGGTCAGCAGGCCGCCCAACCCTCCATCGACCCGATGGTGTATCAGTTGCAGAACGAACTGAACACCGTCCGTGGCGAGGTCATGGGGTGGAAGCAGCAGCAGGAGATGGCCGAAAACCAGACCCTGCTAAACGAAATCAACAGTTTCTCAATGACGGCTGAACACTTCGAGGAAGCGCGTCCGACGATGATTCAGTTGCTCCAATCTGGGGTGGCTGAAACGCTTGAGGACGCCTACGAGAAGGCCATTCGGCTTGATTCAGATTTGTTTGACAAGGTGCTATCAGCCCGACAGGCAGAGGTTGCACAACGTCAGGCAACGGAGAAGAACCGGGCAGCGAAAGCCGCCCGAGCAGCAGCGGTCAGCGTCAGAGGTTCCACACCCGGAACTAACACGGCTCCCAAAGCGCATAGTCGCCGCGCAATGCTGGAAGAAGCGTTTGAAGAATCCAGTTCGCGGTTGTAATTAACTGATTCAGGAGTCAATTAAATGTCTTTTGCTAACTCCAGTATCAGCGACATCATCGCTACTAACATTCAGAGCCGTAGCGGTGAACTCGCTGACAACGTGACGAACAACAATGCGTTGCTTCGTCGTCTCAAAGAAAGGGGCAATGTTAAGACCTTTTCGGGAGGAAACGTAATCCTCCAGGAAATCATGTACCAAGATAATACGACCAATAATACAAATTCGTATTCTGGGTACGAGGTGCTTAACGTCGGTCAGAACTCGCCCATCTCTGCGGCGCAGTTCAGCATCACGCAGTACGCGTCTGCTGTGTCCATCTCGGGTCTGGAGATGATTCAGAACTCGGGTAAGGAAGCCATCATCGACCTGCTCGACGGTCGTATGGAGGTTGCCGAGGCGCAACTGGCGAACCGCATCAGCGGTGACCTGTACGGCGACGGAACCGGCAACGCGGGTAAGAACCTCACGGGTCTTGCTGCCGCTGTGCCGGATAGCCCGTCGACTGGCACCTACGGCGGCATCAACCGTCAGGTGTGGCAGTTCTGGCGTTCGGTGGCCTTCTCGGCCACGGGCGACGGCACGGGCGCTGTCACCAGCAGCAACATTCAAGGCTACATGGATGCGGTTGCGGTGCAGTTGATTCGTGGTACTGACAAGCCCGACCTCATCGTTGCGGACAACAACTACTACAAGTTCTACCTCCAGAGCCTTCAGGCCATCCAGCGCATCACGGACTCCGGTTCGGGCATGGCTGGCGCTGGCTTCGCCTCGCTGAAGTATTTTGGCGCGGGCATGGCCTCGGACGTGGTGCTTGATGGTGGTATTGGTTCGTCGTCGTACAACGGCGGCGTGGGCAATGCCAACCATATGTGGTTCCTCAACACCAAGTACCTGATGTTCCGCCCCCACAAGGACAGAAACTTTGTCCCGATTGGCGGCGACCGTCAGGCTGTCAACCAAGACGCTAAACCTACGATTCACTAATGGCGTCTATAAACCCTCTCTGATTGACTTGGAAACCCGGAAGCGGGCAACAGGGGCCAAGCGAAAGCAGGCTGAACGACTAAGTGAGAGGGGGCGAACGAAAAAGGTTCGCCATGCGATAGTCTGAACTGCGGTATAACCAAAGAAGCCGCAGAGGGTGACCCGAAGAGGTTGCCCCGCCATCCGAAAGGGTGGTCAGTAGCCGAAAGGCGAAGTAACAGAATGATTGTGAAACTGATTGGCTGGGCGGGTAACCTTACCTCGTCCGGCCCGCAGTTCTGCGGCGTGTTGATTAACTGATAGGGGATACGAAAATGACTGTTATTGTTAACGGGTTTGCGTACCCTGCTCTCGGTTATACCGA